CCTCTAATCTTATACTTAACAACGCCATCGTTTACAACAATATGGAAATCTTTTTCGGAATGTTCCTCAGTAGGCTCTCCGTTCTTGTCTCCGAAGAAGTCATACATCAAACCGTTAAGTGTCATCTCTTTCATCATTCGGATGTTATCCTCATCATCAATACCTTCTCTAATGGCATGTTTAAACATCAACCTCTTTATAGAAGGAACGCTAAAGATATCAAGCGTTCTTATTATTTCATCAAAATAATGCCTCCTCCTACTCTCTCCAAGAAGCTCAAAAATTAAGTGACAGATAGAACCTCTTCTAGCACCATCATTGCTTCTATCTGGAAGCTTTAGTTTATACTTAGTCCAATACAACCAAGAACAGCTCTCAGCGGTTTTGATTCTACTTGCGGATAGTGGTGTTTGTGGTTCACTCATTTAATGTTATCGCTTTCTTTATATCTGATTTTGAAAATTTTTGGCTTTGCTTTGCGACAAATTCAGAAATAAATTGCCTTTGTTTTTCACAGTCGGTAACTTCTTTAGACCAAGTAACAAGATCACAAGAGTCCTCATGAGCATCGCCTATATCATTATGACCATTTGGTGGGAGTTTAATAGATAGAACATCAAGATCAAAATAACGAGAGAGTTTTAAATAATTTTTAATAGAACCCATTAACCCCCTGTTTTCTTTGGAACCTGTATCGTTATTGCCAGCTATGATGATTTTAGTTAGGTTTATACCAGACAAATAAGAGATGACAGCGGGGCTTGCTGACAAGCCAAATATAACAACTACGTTTTTTATTCCTTGGTCATACAAAGCCATAGCATCTCCAATGCTCTCAGTTAAATATACTGATTTTTTTAAATGAATAATAGAGTCAATATTGTTTTTGTTTGGTAAAAAACTAGGGTAAATCCAATTATTTTTTTTGCCTATGTGTTTCCATTTTGCAAAATCATTATCGTCAACCCTTCTGCCAGAAAATCCTACGATTTGAGAGTGTCCATTATATATAGGGAATACCATTCTTCTATACATGTTTCCACCTCCAGCCAATCCAACTTTAAAATCTTTTTGAGTTTGTTCTGAGATTTTTCTTTTTGAATAAAAGTTATAATTTGGAAACAGTTTGTCCAAAATGCTGTCGTCGTAAGTTTTTTCCATTTCTATTAATGCTTTAGGTTTGTATTCAGATATTTCGTCTGGCTTTGTGTCCAAAGACTTAAGTATAGATTTAATTTTATCTGGCTGGCCTCTTAAAGTAAGCTCTATTAGATTTTTCAAAGGTCTATATCCTTCGCTTCTTATATAATCGGTCCATACTCCAGTATTTTTATATATCTGAATTGCAGTACGATTATCTCCATCTCTATATAGAGCGTTAGTCCTCCAGTGATCGCCACAATCAACAAGATTATATCCAATTTCTTGAAGTACTTGTTTAAACATATCAGACATTATTAAAATTTGGAAGTGAATCTGGTTCTGATGCGTCTATATTAGCTCCGCCGTCAATAGACCTAGCTATGTCTCTCAAGTCTCCACACTCAGTAATGTTGAAGTTTTTGAACTCAAGGTTAACGAAGTTCTTTCTGAGAGTATCTCCTATTTGGACAGGCTCAAGAGCGCCAGCAACATCTTTTCCAAGGTGCCTTGATTTGATGTTGATGAATTTATGAGTTCCAAAACCACCTCCTTCAATTTCTATTTCGTCGGCAGTCTTATTTCTTAGAATAAACATATGAGAACAGAACTGAATAATTCTATCAGATAATGAAACAATGCTTTCATCGTCAACAATGTTTTGGGCGTTTCTGTTATTGGTTATTCCATACCTGTTAGATTGAACAGAGGTAATCATCGAAATAATTGGTAGCCCATCATGAAGGATTTCTTTTTGAACACATTTCTTGAATTTGTCAACCATCTCACCAACAATTTGCCACTCGTTTTTATTAGCTGAAGCTTCACTAGTAGTTTTGATATAGTCAAATGATAGTATCATAGGATTACCCCTTCCTACTTTGGCAAAGTAAAATCTTTTAAGGGTGTTCACCATTGAATCAACGTCCATACCTCCTACGTTATAGTAATAAAACTTAAGGTTCTTAACCTTGTCCCAAGTTTCTCTGACTTTTCTTACCACATCTTCTCCAGCCTGTCTCCATTCACCACTTTCTAGCAGATGAGAAGAAACTCCAGATATAGAAGCACACTGGCGCATGATCAGTTCCTCTTTACTCATTTCTCCGTTATCAAAATGTAAAACTGGAACGTTGTATTGAGCGCTAACTTTAGTGGCATAATGCATACAGAACTGAGTCTTGCCAACTCCAGATCTAGCAACTACAACCGTTATATTTCCAGGCCTTAGAATAGAACCATACATTTCGTTCACCTTTGGATGAGGACCCATCATGCCAAATTCACTGATTGGGTTATTGCCTCTCTCCTCAATGACATTCTCCATTTCGTCATATATATTAACTGGAGAATCTTCGCCTACTTCATACAAATTAATCCTTGAGTTATATACATGGTCAGCCTTTTCAATGATTTCGTGATAAGGAGTTTCTGGCGAAACGTTTTTCATTTGTCTAGCCATGTCTTGAGCAGCCTTGTATATGCCCCTTCTAACTGAAACTTTTTTAAGTTCCCTAGCAGTCTTAATAAGGTTGCCTTTAGGAACTTTCCTTAAAGCAAGAGATTTAATATAGTCGGCTGGATTGAGATTATCTTCGAAAGATAAACCAATAGAAGATATCCTTTGAGCGATGATTACCTCGTCAATTTCTTCACCGCTTTGAATTGCTTGCTTTATTAAAGTGAAAACCGTCTTGTGCAAATTTGATTCTTCTGAATAAAAATCATCATGATCTATAAAATTCGCTATCTCGCAAAACAAGTCTGGTTCTTTAATCAAAGCGGCCAACAACTGCTTTTCTAGTTCTAAGTTATAAATCATGTTTTACTTGTTTTCAATGATATTGGATTCTCTAGAAACAAAATCAGATAAAGCACTTTGGAGTCCTAGCTCTACAATGGTAGAACCATATTTCGAATAAATTGTTGGCGCTCCGCGCTCAGAACAAAGAGCTAATATAATTCCTTTATATTTGTCAGCACCTCCGCTAAATTCATAAAGCTGTTCTATAAAGTTTTCTGGTATCGTAAATTCTAATTCTTCTTCTTTCATAAATATATATCTTGGTCTTCAAATAGAGAAGCTGTTACAACATCTTTAGGGTATATCTCTACCAACTTTATATCATTAAACTCGCAGAAGTCAAGTTTCTTCTGATCTCTTTTTAACTGTTCCAAATATTGAAGCTTTGTTTTATGAAAGTGCTTAACATATTTGATGTGTTGGCCTCCTTGAACTTCGACTGCTATTTTTTTATTGGCATTATAAAAATCTAAAGATAACATAGTTCCAACAATTCGGAACTCTTCAAAAACAATATCATTTTTCCAGTAGTCTACTAGAAAATCCTTTACGTTTTTTTGGAATTTGCTCCTACTTTTAGTTTCCCAATCAATGAGATATTTTTTAGCATTTTTTAAGTTTCTAGGATGCCCATATGGATCTAAAAATTTCATGTAAGTTCACCAATAGCATTTTTAAAATAAGATACTAAAAAGCTTGATAGTCTAGGGTTGTCTTCGATTGTTTTGAAAACATTACTTTCTCCTTGAAGTTTTTCTGGAAATTCAAGTTTGTTTTCAGAAAGCAACTCCTTAAATTCTTCTGTTGTATTATACCAAGAGCCGCTTTTTTTAACAAACTCCCAAGCATAAAGAAGGTCTACTATCTCTTTTTCAATCCAGATCGAATTGCCTCCGCTTCTTCCGTATCTAATTGGATAACTTATTTTTGTATTGGTTTTTTCATTAGGGGATTTTTTAATTGTAACCTGTGCAAAATGGCCAATAGATGGGTTCGTCTGCGCGTCCATCTTTTTGACAGATGGGTTTTGAAGTATTATATCTTTATTGAATCTAGGCTCAAACTCTATAATCCAGTTAGCAAAATGCAATAATGCATTGCCGCCTGTTGCCGTGGTTTGTCTGACTGGCGCTTTGCTATATGGATCTAGTTTAATGTCAGCCCTTACTTGAGAGATGAAGATTGCCATGTGACCTCGTTTAGCCAATGCAATAGACATTTTTTTCATGAAAGCTCCAGCGATAACCGCTCCGCCAGCAATCTTTGCTGAATCTTCAAAACCTTTATCAACATCGTTTTTGAGAATTAATCCATCAACAGAATCAAGAGCAAAGCAATACTTAACTTTCTCTTCGTTTTCTATAATAAGCTTTCTCATTAAATCGACACACGTTTCATAAATATTAGACTCGAAAACAAAGCATGTACCGTCGAGCCAATCCTCCGCCTTGAAAACAAATCTAATTCCAGACCTCTTTCTCATTTCTGGAGAAAGCCTACCTTCAGCTTTAATATATACCCCTTTTGAATTACGATTTGAAATAAGGAAGTTTTTCATAACCTCAAGTGCTTCTGAAGTTTTACCTCCTTCGTTCATTCCTGTAAACCTATGCAAACCTGGACCGAATCCACCTCCAAGCTGTAAGTCGAACTGCAAAGATCCACTGGAAATCTTGTAGTTGGTATCGTCTTCAAAATTATAATGATCCTCCTTATTGCTTTTAAGGAATTTTCCAAGAAGGTTGATCGACTCTTCTCCTTCTTCTTCTTTTGTTTTTGTTTTACTCATTTAAAAAATCTTTCGTGTTTTTGTTTCTACTTTTTATTATCTTGTCTTCGCCAAACTTTTCTCCTATATTATATTCAACATATTTGCTTTTGTCAACTTTATAATTAAACGCCCTCCATTTTTGATCTAGAGTACCCTTCAATTTCGAGCTAACTAGATAAGCTAACGAATCGAATTTTTTACCAAAGTCTATAATAGAAACGAATTCAAGAGAATACCTCTCGGTGAGAATCTTCATTAATTTAAATTCCTTTAAATAAAAGATTTTTTTATTCTTATCAGGTATATCAACTAACCTAGAAAGAATTTTAAACTTGTTAAGCTTTTTTTTTGGTTCTGTATTTTTAAACACATAACCACAGACACAAGAACTTGATCTTGCTCCTATAAATTGATTGCATGAAGGACAACACTTTTTACCCCTAGGCATGCTTTTATTCTACTACTCTCTTATATCTTTGTCAACCATTTTCTTAACAAGGCCATAAAAATCAGTTTTTCTTTCCCACCCAAGTTCTTTTTCTGCAAGTGTTGGATCTCCAAGAAGTAGATCTACTTCGGCTGGTCTATAAAATTCTGGATTAATTTCAACAAGCACATCGTTGTTGTGAAAATATTTTTCATTTAAACCTTCACCAATCCAGCGGCACCTTTCAATGCCATAACCTGCAAAAGAAAAGGCAGTTTCTACAAATTCTTTGATGCTGTGGGTTTCGCCAGAAGCTAGGACATATTCCTTTGGTTTTTCTTGGTTCAGCATTTTCCAAATACCGTCAACAAAATCTTCGGAATCAGACCAATCTCTTTTAGCTTCAAGGTTTCCAAGTTGAAGAGGTTCAAACTTATCTCCTATGCTATCTTTCCAGAATATCTCGGCCACACCTTTGGTGACTTTTCTTGTTAAAAATTCTTCTCCTCTACGAGTACCTTCGTGATTAAATAGCCATCCCTGAACAGCATAAAGGTTGTAAGAATCCCTCCAAACTTTTACAAGGTGCCTTGCTGCGGCTTTAGAGGCTCCGTAAGGGCTTCTAGGGCGTAGTGGATGCGTTTCATCTTGAGGAGCGGAAACTATATCGCCAAACTCCTCAGACGAACCAGCGTTGTAATAGCGGCAATTAGGAACGTGTTCAGCAATTGCGCAAAGCTGATATAAGACAGCCATGCAATTCGTATCCATGTGATTTACTGGCATCTTCCAGCTTGTGCCTACAAAAGAATTAGCCGCGAAGTTAATAAAGTAATCTGGCTTTTCCTCACGAATAACTCTATCGACATTGTGTTGGTCGGTTACGTCTAGGTCAATAAGCTTGAATCTAGGATTGTCTTCTAGGTGTTCGATATTATTGTGGTTCTTTACAGAAAGTCGGCGTACGCCCGCAATCACCTCTATGTCGGTGTTCGCCAACAAATAGTCCGCCATGTGACTCCCGTCTTGTCCTGTTACCCCTGTAATGATTACTTTCTTCATCTTTCATTATGATATCAAGAAATGAATATAATTCAATCAAATTTTTAATTTTATCATTTCTGTAAAGGGTTTATTTTTTATATATCATTAGAACGTTATCTGGGGCATCTGGCCTTTCGTGCCTAAGATCTAAAACTTCGAAACAATGATTAAACTTTTCCTGTATAGGGTCTATATGATCTGGAAAAACATCTTCTATTATGTATATGCCTCCTTCATCAAGAAGACCTTTTAATAAAGAAAAAGAAGAAATTTGGTCTTCAGTTAAATGAGATCCGTCATCAATAATTACCTTGAATTTTTTGTTTTTAACATCGTTAAAAAATTCTTTTTTTGTAGCATCGTTGTGAAAAAGGAATGTTCTTTCGTTTTCTAAATTTAAATGTTTTGTTTCACGTATATCTACGCCAAAAATATTAGCATTTTCAAAAAAATTAAACCATAATTTTATACTCTGCCCTCCGCAAATCCCTATCTCTAATATGTTTACCTTTTCTTCCCTAAATGGTGAGAAAAGATTTCCATATACATCTATATATGAGTGAAATGTTCCTTTATCTCCAGACCCACAACCACCCTTAAAGTTTTCATAAACTTCTTGTATTGTTTTTTTATTTTCTTTTTTCATTAAAAGCCAATGCTCATTTATTTTTTTATTTTTATTGTCAGGATCTGGTTCATGCAATTCCATTTTCCAAG